GTTCTCCGGCCACTTCCACCATAGATCATCGAAAGGCAACATCACCTATCTGGGTGCACCGTATGAGATGACGTGGCAAGACTGGAATGACCCCCGTGGGTTCAACATCTTTGACACAGACACCCGGAAGCTTGAACATGTGCGAAGTTCGCTTCATCTCTTTCATAAGATCATCTACAATGAGGATGAGACTGATCTGGAGAAGGATTACTCTTATATCCAGAACTGTTATGTCAAGGTGGTGGTCCAGAAGAGGGATAATGCACAGAAGTTTGACACCTTCATCTCCCTTATGGAACAACAGGCTCCTATTGAACTACAGATCGTTGAAGACTTCCAAGTGGACTTCAAGGAGGATGGGTCTTTCATTGAGGATGTCGAGGACACAATGAAGATTGTGAGTGATTATGTGGAGAACGTAGAGTTCTCTGATCATGATGCGCTGAATGAATTGATACAGACGCTTTACAAAGAAGCGTTGGAGATGGATTAATGATTATTTTTGAGAAGCTTCGCTGGCAAAATCTACTGTCTACAGGTAACCAGTGGACGGAGATTGATTTCACCGCTCATGGGTCCACGTTGATCGTGGGCGATAATGGTGCGGGTAAGTCCACGATGTTGGATGCTCTGACGTTTGCTCTCTATGGTAAGCCGCATCGGAACATCAACAAACCACAACTCATCAACACTATCACACGTAAGAACATGGTGGTGGAACTGGAGTTTAGAACACGTGAGAAGCACTATCTGGTGAAGCGCGGTATAAAGCCGAATGTATTCCAAATCTATGAGGACGATAAGCTCATCGATCAGAATGCTAGTGTCAAAGAATATCAGGATATGTTTGAGAAGACTATCCTTCGCTTTAATCACAAGACCTTCAGGCAGATTGTGGTGGTGGGTATTACCAGTCACACTCCTTTCATGGAATTGGTTCCGGCTGATCGTCGTGCAGTTATTGAAGACCTGTTGGATATTGAAGTGTTTGGCAAGATGTTGACACTACTTAAGTCTCGTATCAGTGAGAATAAGACTGAGATCACTAGTCATGCACATAATGTGGATAAGACAGAGTCGAAGATTGAAATGACCAAGCGACATATCAAGGAGCTTGAGGAAATTGCAGCGCAAGACACAGCCCAAAACCAAAAAAAGATCGATGCCAATGAAAGGGAAATTGAAGCGGCTGAGAAGGCTGTTGAAAAAGCGTCGAAAGAAGCAGAAAAACTCCTGAAGACGGTCATTGATGAAGACAAGGTCACAAAGCAACGCAACGAGGCCAGTAAGATTCAGACGACTATGTCATACAAGCAGAAGGACCTTGAGAAGAACATCAAGTTCTTTACGGAGAATGACAATTGTCCGACATGCACACAACCGATTGACGGTGGCTTTAAAGAACTCACTATCAATGAGAGCACCCAGAAGAAACAAGAGATCGAAGGCAACCTCAAAGACTTGGCGAAGATGCTCAAGAAATTTGATGAGCGGAAAAGTGAGATCGCCAGTATCCATTCTGAGGTACGTGCTTTCCAATCGACAGTTACTGCAGAGCAGTCCAAGATTAGTACGTTGCAGCGTACAAATAAAGGACTGTTGTCTGAAATGCAGGATAAGAAGGTCGAAGACAATATTGACACCAGTGAGCTTGAAGAACTTCAGGAAGCCCTTAAAAAGCACAAGATTGATCATGGTGGAGCCTTACAAACGAAGGCTGTTTATGATATGGCACATGTGCTGCTGAAGGACAGTGGAATCAAGGCCAAGGTGATCGGTGAGTATATTCCGGTCATCAATGGTCTGATGGACAAGTACCTCGCGGCCATGGAATTCTTTGTGAAGTTCGAAATTGATAGTGAGTTCAATGAGGTGATCAAGTCCCGACATAGGGATGAGTTCACTTATAACTCGTTCTCACAGGGGGAAAAGCTTCGCATTGATTTGGCTCTCCTGTTCACGTGGCGGGCCATTGCGAAGATGCGGAACTCCGTGACGACGAATCTTCTCATTCTGGATGAAGTGTTTGACAGTTCTCTTGATGTGAACGGGACGGATGAGTTTCTGAAGATCGTGACCAAGCTCACGGAAGGGACGAACGTCTTCATCATCTCTCATAAGGGTGATCAGTTGTACGATAAGTTCGAGAAGGTTTTGAAATTCGAGAAGGTGAATAACTTTAGCAGGGTGGCAGCATGAAACTAGGTAGTGGCGCAGACCCGTGTATCTTCATGTACAATGTGTACACGGATGAGGAGCTTGAACTGATCCAAAAGGAGATCATGTTTCTCTATGAGAAGATTGGTCCTGCTGAGACGACCAGTGCGGCTACTGATGAGCGCGGGTTTCGTAAGAAGGTTGGCCGTGGAGTGTTTCTGGACAAGGTTTATCAAGATCGTAGATACAGTGACATCCTCAAAGTTACGCGCAAGTTCTTCCATGACAAAGACCTTCGTGAATCCATCGAAGACATGAAGGAAAGAAGTATCTACTGGCGACAGTGGGATCATATGAACTTCGATAGTACGCTCTTGCAGGAATATCGCAATGGCGATTACTACGACTATCATGTGGACTTGTCTACGTTTACGATTGTTTCGACGTTCAAGTTCGGTGACTATGAGTTTGAAGGTGGTGATCTGGTAATCGATACCCCCGGTACATGTGGTGATAAGAAATACCTACACATTCATAACAGTGCGGTGATATTTCCATCTGTAGTTCAACACGCCGTGTCACAGGTCCATATGCCTAAGCTCAGTGGTGGTGAGTGGATTGCAGACGCTCCATTGGAACGTAGGTGGTCTGTTGCCCAGTTGGTTTCATATAAGGATTTGAGTTGATGTATGGTATCAAGGTTCTAGTCAATAAAGAGAATGATGATTGGCTCTGGGTGATCAATTTGGATAGCTATCACAAGAACCCCCATGACATCAAGATTCGCACATTCGAGACTGAAAAGGCTGCTGAACTGTGGGCCAAGAAGGTGTACAAGAAGGGTGTCTTCCGGGTAGAAGAGGTTGAAGATGACCAAGCCTAACACAATGGACTTCACGGGTGTTGTCACACCTGACGCTATCAATCTTCAGCGACAGGGTGACAAAGAGAAGGATGAACTTGCGGGCGTTGAAATCCCTGAGTTGGTTCCTGATGAACATCCCCTACTTCGCCAGAAGCTGGAGCGGTTTGACTTCCAGAACCCACCAGAAGACCCTCTCAAGATCGCCCAGATACTTTTGAAGGCGGTCAAGCAGTACAAGGGTCTTGGGATTGCAGCGAACCAGTTGGGGCTTCCTTATCGCGTGTTCGCTCTCACAGGCAACCCGGCTATTGGAATTCCGAATTATGTTTGCTTTAATCCGAAGGTCGCCACTACCATGGGTGATGAGGTGCTTGGTGATGAGGGGTGTCTTTCATTCCCCGGTCTTTATGTGAAGACGAAGAGACCTCAACAGGTACGTGCTCGTTTTCAGTCACCGTATGGTGAGGTGATTACCAAGACTTTTGTGGGGCTGACTGCTCGTTGCTATTTACATGAGCATGATCATATGGACGGAATCACGTTCTTTGATAATTTGAGTAAAATGCGCCGGGAGAAGGCGCGTAAGGATTGGAAGATCATTAAAAGGAGAATGAAGTGATTGTTCTTGTTTGTGGTGGGCGTGGTTTCACCGATAAGCAATTTTTCAATCGTTATATGGACAACTTCCACTGGACTAATGAGATCACCAAAATCGTACATGGTAATTGTCCGTCTGGTGCTGATCAGTTGGCCGAAGAGTGGGCCACTGTCAATCGTATACAGTGCAAGCCGTACAACGCTGACTGGGAAAAACATGCGCCACCGGACAGCAGACATAAGAACCCGGCAGGGATGATTAGGAATCGAGAGATGCTTGACAGTGAACATCCTGATATTGTCATTGCGTTTCCGGGTCATAATGGAACAAAGGATATGGTTGATTATGCCAAGTCCAAAAATGTTGATGTTTTAGAAGTTGAAGTGGAAGGTTGGTAAAATGAGTGGTGATGATATGTATATGAACCCAGCGGATTATCCGAGTGTTTTCGGGAGAGATGGTGATCCGCTGAACAGCGATCCTTATGACGTGTTCGATTGTCGGATGGATAGGCAGTATAACTCTGATGAGGTGATCGATCTCTCAGGTCACGGTGTGCCTTTCTTTGGTGCGGTAGAATTTGGTCATTCAAATCCTGCTTGGCGGTTCAAAGAGGATGAGTTGTTGGATGAAATCCGCTCATACATTTTGGACACATATGAGCAACATTATGCGAGAGGTGGGAAGACACAGGCATATGAGATTGCTTGTGAGCGTGGACGCGGATTGGAATTCGCTCTCACGTGCATCGATAAATATAGTGGTCGGTATGGTGAGAAAGGTGACAATCCTGATGTACATCGCATGGACCTACTGAAATTAGCACATTACGCGATCTTGGCCCTCTATGACCATGATTTGAGACACAAAGGGAATTCGAATGGAAATTAAAGTATCTGTGGAGGAGCTTAGAAAAGTTAAGCTCTTTGTTGCCACTCCGATGTATGGCGGTCAATGCCACGGTATGTTTACCCGCTCACTGACCGATCTTTCTGCAGCCTTCGCCCAGCACCAAGTTGGTCTCCAGTACTACTTCCTCTTCAATGAATCGCTGATCACTCGCGCCCGTAACTATTGTGTGGATGAGTTCATGAGATCAGACGCCACTCATCTTCTTTTTATCGACTCTGATATTGGTTTTAGAGCACAGGATGTGCTTGCCATGTTGGCTCTTCAGCTTCAAAATGCTGATGATTATGATGTACTATGTGCACCATATCCCAAGAAGTGTATCTCATGGGAGAAGATTGTCGCTGCTGTAAATAAGGGCGTGGCTGATGAGGACCCGAATGTTCTTGAGAACTATGTCGGTGATTTCGTATTCAACCCCAAGAAAGGTGTCGATCAGATTCCTCTTGGTGAACCAGCCGAAGTGATGGAAGGTGGCACTGGGTTCATGTTGATCCAGCGTAAGGTATTCGAAAAATATAATGAAAAATTCCCGCAGTTGATGTACAAGCCCGATCATGTGCGTACTGAAAACTTCGACGGCACTCGTGAGATCATGGCATATTTTGATGCGTTGATTGATGATAAGCATCAGTTTATCTTTGATGAGATTAGTGCTTTTTATGAGCAAAACCCGAATGCCACAAAGGATGAAGTTATTGAGTTTCTCCACGATAAGCGCACAGGATTAGTGAACGAATATTCAAATCGCTACTTGTCAGAAGACTACATGTTCTGTTATAATGTAATTCGGATGGGGATGAAGGTTTGGATGTGTCCTTGGATTAGTTTGTCTCACTGTGGTTCGTATGTTTTCAGTGGGTCCTTACCGCACTTGGCGTCGATTGGCGCATCACCTACAGCAGACCCTAGCAAACTCAAGAAGAGAGGACCTAAGAGTTAGATGAGTGATCACCCTTCCCCGGTGAGAGTGAACTGGGGACCTGAGACCATAAAGTATGTTGCGGCGTGTGTGTCTGCATATACAGGTGTTGTCGTTACAGATGAAGAGATGTCAATTCGGGAAGAGCTTGGTCTTATATTAGGTATTAATCCTGATGAGGAATGGGTGAGGGTACTTTTAGGTTCTAGAATGGATGAAGATTCTTCTATGTTGGATGTTGAATGTGGTATTGATGATCTTGCTGATTGGATTTCTGAAAAGGGTGCGAGTGTATTAGAATATCTGGTTAATAATTCCACCGGGTTTGATAGAGGTGTTATGGCTGAAGAGATGAGCCAAGTGTCCCGATATCTTGATATACATAATGGAGTAAATGATGAAACTTGAACAATTTGAGACTGATGTTCTGAAGAATTTTACAGTGATTAATCAGTCAATCCTTTTTAGGGAAGGTAACATCGTCAAGACGATGTCTCCAAATAAGACCCTTGAGGCCCGTGCGGTCTTTGAAACCTCTTTTGATCGTGAATTTGCAATATATGATCTCAAGAACTTCTTAAGTGTTTTATCCCTCTTCGATGATCCTGACATTGAACTTGAAGAAGACTATGCAATCATCAAAGAGAATAATCGGTCAGTGGTTTACAATTATGCTGACCCGGATACTATCATGGCTGCTCCCAAAGAAGATTTTGATGTCAATGAGGTGGCTCTGAAATTTCGACTGACCGAAGAACAGACACGTGAGATTGCTCGTGCGGGTGGAGTACTTCGGTCCCCGGAGATTTGCATTGAGGTTGCTGACGGTACATTGAAGGTGAAAACACTGGACAGTGAGAACGACAGCTACAATGAATATAACATTGATATTGAAGAGTTTGAGAATGACGGGGACTTGAAAATCTTCATGAGGATGGAGTATTATAAGCTCCTTGAGATGCCTTATGAGGTGACAGTGTATCGTGATGGTGATGTGGTCCGGTTCCAAAACCGAAAAGTAGAGTATTGGATTCCGGTGGAAGACAATTCTACGCTCTGAAGCGGCCAATATTTCCATTGACAAAAGAGTATGAAAGTCAAGTTTTATATTGACAAAGGTGATTTGTGATGAGTGAAAATCCGCTTTGGGTGGAGCGTTACCGCCCCCAGACAGTGTCAGAGGCAATTCTCCCTGCCGCTCTCAAGAAGACCTTTCAACAGATCGTGGATGATGGTGTCATGCCCAATATGATCCTCTCCGGGGGTTCTGGTACGGGTAAGACGACTGTACCCAAGGCGATCTGTAATGAGCTTGGATTTCCCATGCTCTTCATCAATGGGTCCATGGACCGGAATATCGATACCCTTCGTACTGATATACAGCAGTTCGCGTCTGCGAAAGGCCGTGGTGGTAAGCGAAAGGTGGTCGTCATTGATGAGGCTGATTATCTGAACCCGACATCAACCCAACCAGCCCTTCGGAACTTCATCGAAGAGCATTCCAAGAATTGTGCGTTCGTACTGACCTGTAACTACAGAAATCGTATTCTGGGTGCACTTCAGTCCCGGTGTACTGTAATTGACTTCGTCATCCCCAAGGAAGAGAAACCTCAGATGATGATGGAACTATATGAGCGACTGGTTCATATTCTCAAGACTGAGGGTGTTGGGTTTGAGAAGCCCGCTGTGATCGAACTGGTCAAGAAGTTCTTCCCTGACATGCGCCGCACCATTATGGAAGCCCAGCGTCTGGGTTCTGAGGGTGATATTAATATGGATGTGGTCACTAACATTGGGAATGTTAGTATCCAAGAGCTTGTTAAGTTAATGAAGGACAAGGACTTCACAGCCGTCAGGAGATGGGTTGGAGAGAACTCTGACCTAGAGACCCCTGCGGTACTCAGGAGCTTCTATGATGAGGCTGCAGCCCTCTTTACACCTGCTTCTATTCCCCAGCTTGTGTTGTTCCTTGCTGATTACCAGTACAAGGATGGATTTGTGGCTGATCATGAGATAAATCTAGCCGCATGTATGGCTGAGATCATGGTTCATTGTCAATTTAAGTGATGAAAAAACGATGAAGAAGTGTGAACTGTGTCCGAAGAAGATTGAAGGCACTCCTTACCGAGTGGTTGTCGGGGGTGAACATGAATTTGAAATCTGTGAAGAATGTGGTCAATTGTTAGGCGTCATCACAGAGCGATTGGAAGAAGATGATGACCGAAAAGAAGAAAAAGAAGGGTGATCCGTTCAAGCTGATTTATGAGATCAGTCAACGTAGGGATGTCCTTGCAGATGATCCTGAAATAATCGATGATTATGTGCCGTTCCTAGTTAATCGTGCGTTTTCATACCACATGGACAGTGTATGGTATGCCAATATGGTGAACCAGCGTCACTCCATGCCAAAAGAACACCAATACTCATTCTATATAAATATCTTGAGGCCCAAAAAGCGATTTGCCAAGTGGGCCAACAAGAATGATAATGCGGAATTGCAGCTTGTCATGGAGTACTTTGGCTACAACACCCAGAAGGCTCTTCAGGCGTTGACCGTTTTGTCAGAAGACGACTTAGAGACCATAAGAAAAAGAACAAAAAAGGGTGGTACAAAATGAGTGTTTTGGATACGTTGGTGGAAATTAGGCTGGGTGAAGAAGACGACTTCCTCAAGGTGAGGGAGACCCTGACGCGGATTGGTGTACCCTCTCATAAAGAGAAGAAGCTCTTTCAGTCTTGTCACATTTTTCATAAGCAAGGTAGATATTACATCGTCCATTTCAAAGAGCTTTTTGCTCTGGACGGTAAGCCTTCCAATTTTTCGGAAGAAGATAAGGGTCGCCGCAATACGATTACCCGTCTTCTTGAAGACTGGGACCTGATCTCAGTGGTTGACCCAGAACGAATTGAAGAGCCAGTGGTTTCTATGAGCCAACTGAAGATTCTGCCTTACAAGGAAAAGGATGAGTGGGAACTCATTCCGAAGTACAATATCGGTCGATCCAAGTAATCACATTCACTAAAGTTCTGCTGCACAGTAATGCTGGATGATTTTCAGTGTGATGTCTTCCCAGTCTTTGACGTGTTCAATGTTGGGGTGTCTCATCTCCATGTTGTGGCCGTGTTCCATAACAAGTGAGCGTAGGCCGATCTCAGCACCAGTTACAGCATTCTCCCACTTATCTTCGATCCAGATGTAGTCTGTACCTGCATACTGGTTTAGAACTGCATCCTTGTCTTCCCCAGTACCGAGGAAAATGATCTTCTCAAAGACATTACCGAACAGTTTGTTCAGGTTCATCTTACGAAGCTCTTGTGCGGAGGGGTCGTGTGAAAGTGATGTGATAACGTGGAATTCAATCCCGTGTTTGTGGTGCAAATGACCTACATATTGGACTGCATCACGTAGCGCCGGGAGAAACCCAATGGATGCGGACTCGTTGAACTGTGTGATCAGTCGTTGCTTGTTCTCCTTGGAGATGTCATATAATTCAGTTGCACAATATGCTGCACCAATTTGGTTCTCTTCGATAGGGTCATGCCCCATCTTTTTCATCCACATGTTGAAGGCGAAGGCCCAGTTCAGAAGGACCCCATCACAGTCTGTGAGAACTATTTTACTCATATAAAAACTCCTTATCTGTAGTTGATTATCCCACACATTTCTTCTTGCGTCAACCTGTGGGATAATGTATAAGTAGGGTATGAATGGAAGGAGCTTAATATGAGCAACTCATCTGATGGTGCCGCTGGTGGCGGTATTGGTTTTCTTGGTCTATTGACCATTGTTTTCATTGTTCTTAAACTCATGGGTTATATTGCATGGTCATGGTGGTGGGTTCTTTCACCGCTGTGGATTCCGTGGGCCTTAATTATTGGCGGCGGTATTTTTTGGTTCATTTGCTATATGATTTGGGGATTGACTGGTGGTAGGGGTCGATAAATCGCATGGCATTAAAGAAAGAACTTTCGAGATTCTTTTCAGAGGATGGGCGCTTAGTACTCATCCTCTCGGAGTATGATGGTAAATATATCATCGACGCATTCTTCGATGAGAAGGATGCTGCACGTGTAGAGAAACCGAATCTCATTCAAGCAGAACACATAGCTGAAGATATCGTCCTACGATATGATGCGGGAGAAGTTGATGGTCATTGATAGTCGAGATTTGAATGATTTAACACCAGCGTTTCGTTTGGATGTTGAGAAGTTGTATGATCAGTGTTCTCAACGCGGTATCCATATGAGGCCATTTCAGACATTGAGATCGCCCGTTATTCAGGCTCGCCTTTGGCGTAAATCCAGATCGACTATTGCCGTGAACAGAAAGGTCCAGTGGTTGAAGGATGCTGGTGCACCGTTTTTAGCGGAAATATTGAATGATGTTGGCCCCCAACCGGGTAAACTTGGATCACACGATACTAATGCTCTTCCGGGGTATTCGTGGCACCAGTATGGTGAGGCAGTTGACAGTTATTGGGATCATCCACGGGGCTCTGCGTGCTGGAGACTTGACGTGGTCGATGAAAACGGTCAAAATGGTTACCGTGTTTATGGGCAACTTGCCGACGACCTTGAGATGATGAGTGGCGGTATCTCTTGGGGGTGGGATTGGCCTCACGTACAGGGGCCACAAATTACCAGTCCTTCGGGTCGTTACTCTTCTGCTCAAGTGATTAATGATATTATGAAGGAACGTTTTGGCCATGAAGTTTTTTAGAAATCATTTGAAGGCTATTTTTCGTCGGGACTTGGATATACCACCTCTCGGTGAGTATCATGATTCACCGGAGGTTACAAAGGCTCGTGAAGAGGCGGTGGCTAAACAGGAAGAATATTACAATACTTCTGAGACCTATCGCAAACAAGTCAAAGATCATGAGTGTACTATCCGACAACTTCAGGAGCAGATTGAATTTCTCAATGCCAATGCTAATAAGCTTGAGCAGATGGCCGAAAATATTTCTTCTGTTTTCAATGTCGAAAAGTATCAGGGTCCGTTAGACCCGGTGGAGGGTGCTGGTAATGCAGCACATTGACTTGAAACCAGAATATGTCGATCTCATTCGTAAAAAGAAAAAGACATCCACTGTTCGCGCAGGTCGTCGCAATACTCAATTAGGTGCTGCGACGATTGGTATGAACGGTGAGTATGTGCATGTGCTTATCACTAAGGTATCATATACGTTCTTTGGTCTGTTGAAGCACGTTGATGCAGTGAAGGATGGTTTTGGTTCGAAGGCAGAACTGATATCTGTGTTGAAAGACATCTATCCTAGACTTCATGATCGACATGATGTCACTATTATTGAATTTGATTATGTGGAGAATGAAAATGAGTAGAGGTGGTCCAGTTTGTATTTATCACTTCCCTTGCGCCGATGGTTTTACGGCTGCGTGGGCGTTTTGGAAACGGTTTGGTGATGATGGTATGGAATTTGTTCCCGGTTCATACGGGGAAGACCCTGATTTCAGTAACTACAAGGGACGCGATGTTTACCTTGTGGATTTTTCTTACAAGCGACCCCGTCTTAAAGAGCTTGCGAGTATTGCTAATCGAGTGATCATTATTGATCACCACAAGACTGCTGCTGAAGACCTTGCGGGTCTGGAAGATGAGCTTGATAATGTGTTTGTTCATTTTGATATGGATCGTTCCGGTGCCATGATGGCGTGGAACTATTTAAATGACACTGAAGATGTTCCGACGCTCGTGAAGTACGTTCAGGATCGTGATCTGTGGCGGTTTGATCTTCCATGGTCAAAGGAAGCCAGTTCATATATCTTTGCTCATGATTATACGTGGGAGAACTGGGATCGTTTACAACATGAATTCGAGACTGCCTTCAGTAAGGTCATGTCTGGTGGTGCTGCAATTGATCAGAAGCATATGAAAGATGTTAAAGAGCTTATGGCTGCGTCGAAGCGTCGAATTATCCTTGGTGGTGTTGATGTCCCGGTAGTGAATTTACCCTATACAATGTCTAGTGAAGGGTGTAATATCTTGGCGCAAGGTGAGCCTTTTGCAGCCAGCTACTTTGACAAGGGTGATCACCGTATGTGGTCACTGCGTTCGGTTAAGGGTGGTAGAGATGTGTCGAAAGTCGCGGCCATGTATGGTGGTGGTGGGCACGAGAACGCTGCAGGTTTTCAATCTGGTCTTGATTGGTGTGGTGATATAGTGTGAGCGTGCGAAAAAAAAAGTTACGGTCACGTCTGGTAATTTGGCCCCGTAGCTCAGTCTGGATAGAGCAGCAGATTTCTACTCTGCGGGTCGTAGGTTCGAATCCTACCGGGGTCGCCAATTTGAGGAGTGTATGTGATGGGGATGGTAGTAGTAAAAGACCGTCCAGAGATTAAACCAATCGCAAAGAATTTGATTGTTTGTAAGGGATGTGGCGCACATTATGACCCGAAGGTTAGGTGGGTAAGAGGATGGCGTGATCCTGATAGTACAAGTGGTCTTGACTTTCATGCCGAGAGTCGTGTAAAACCTAGCCATTGTCCAGTTTGTGACACAAAACCTGAAGGAGATATATGATGGGTTGGATTTTACTTACAGTTTTGGTAGGGCTTATCCTAATAGGAAGTTTGGTTGCTATTGCTCTTGGCAGTCGTGTTGGTGGTTCTCTCGCCATGTTTGGCACATTGATTGTGTGGGGACTGGTTACAGTCTTTTCATGGGTGAATATAGTTCCACCGGGTGAAACCATGGTGGCGCGTTCATTTGGTAGCACTGTTGAAGACACGTGGGGTGAAGGTCTACACTTTCTTCCGCCGTGGTACACGTCGAACAGATATGATATTCGACGGCGGTCGATTGACATGATTGGAAACCAGACAATCTCAGGTGCCGCTCTTGGTGGTGTTGAGCTTTCTGCTTTTGATGTGAGTTTTCCGTTTGAGTTCCGCCCAGAACTGGCGTGGAAGGTTTATCGGGAGATTCGTAACTTCGATAGCCTGATGATCAATGCCGCTCGTTCATCGGGCCGGGACACATTGGCACATTTTTCGTGGGAACAGATTGCGTATGAGAACCGGATCGAAGTTGCTACCTACCTCACCAATCGATTTGAAGAGGTGGTCGTGGCCGATCTTATTACGTCTGGGTTCACACCTGAAGAAGCATCAAATATATTTGTATTCTATCCGGCACAGATTCGCGAGGTAACACCCCCACAACGTATTCTCAACGAGAATGCTGAACTGGCGGCTGCTGAAGTGGCTCTGCAACGTCAGGAAGTACTGACACGGATTGCAGAGCAAGAAGCACTTCGTCGTGCCAATGAAGGTACTGGTATCATGAACCTCTGGGCTGCTTTGCCTGAAGGTGTTCCTGCTGAAGACCTTGCCATGATCCAGAACTCTTTGGCTAACCTCACCCGTGCCAATGCATTACAGCGGGCCGTTGAAGATGGTGACGTGTCTGTGATAGTACTGAGTGGTAACGAGTCCGTTTCCATCCCTACGGATTAGGCTATGGGAAAGCGTAGCGACTTCGAACGACTGCCACGGGACTATTACAAGACGCCGAAGAAGGCTCTTGAGCCCCTTATCCGACATCTTCCAGCCGGGGTTCGTTTCAGTGAACCCTGTGCTGGGGATGGTCAGTTAATTCACTACCTCACAGAGCTTCGCCCTGATATTGAGGTTGGGAACGTTTCAGACCTTCTACCACAAGAATCTCCGTGGGGGATTGAGATCGACAAGCTTGATGCGTACTGGTATGAGGCAGGAGATGAGGATTATATCATCACGAACCCTCCATGGGACCGTAGGATACTCCATGAGTTGATCATTCGGTTCTCTGACCAGAAGCCTACATGGCTCCTCTTCGACAGTGACTGGGCTTATACCAAGCAAGCAGAGCCGTTTATGAAGCGGTGTGGGAAGGTGGTTGCCATTGGCCGGGTCAAATGGATCGAAGGTACCAAGACCAACGGGAAAGATAATTCAAGTTGGTATTTGTTTGACAAACATTACGAGTGCCCTCCGTCAGAGTTCTACGGTATAAATACCAGTGTGTGACGAATTCAGACAGAATAGGAGATAACCATGTTTCAAGAATTCTGGGGTAACGTTCAGGAAGTTGCATTGAAGGTGTGGGGGGTCACTTGGCTCCGCTATCTTGCAGCTTTTGTAGCTGGCCTCGCTGTAGCACAGCTTGTGGGCTAGGTAATAAAATTACCCAAAAAAAATGAAAAGGGGGCCTTTTGGCTCCCTTTTTTTGTTGACAAAAAAAACTGAGTCGTGTAGGGTGTTTCTCAGACAAGGAGATTTACCCATGTACGATGATTTTGATGAAGTTGCTTTTGAGGCTGGTTACCAAGATGCCAAGGATCGTGCGAACTTTGTGAACGCTCGTTTCTGGAAGGTATACCAAATCCAACTGACTGACCGGGAAATTGACCTGATCAACGAGGCTGGTGAACCTACGATTGTTCCGAAGTATGCTGCAAAGTGCGGTATGGACTTCAGTGACAATATTGCCGTGGAGGCCGTAGAAGCCTTTGAGAAGGGTTACTATGATCATGTTTGCAATATTGTTACTGACTATGACGGTTTTCTTGACAGGGTGTTTGAATATGGTAATGTGGGTCCTGAAGAGCGCATTGATCGCGTGGGTTCCCGTATGTCCAGTGTTTCAGTTGGTGACATTATCGAAGCTGAAGATGGCACCCGTCACGTGGTAGCGCGGTTTGGTTTTGAGGAGTTGTGATAGGTTTCTGACGCATAAATATGTGTAGTGACGGACATTAGCTCAGTCTGGTAGAGCTTGCCGTTTGGGGCGGTAATGTCGGTGGTTCGAATCCATCATGTCCGACCAATTTTAGAGAGGTTGTTATGTATTTTTTTGGACTCTTGGCTTTGATATGGCTTTTACTACTGGCGGTATCCATCCCGGTTTTCATATCATCGCTTTTTAGTGGTAAGGAGATGGATGGGTGCTTGGGCTTCGTACTGGGCACCACTGTGTTTGCCGGGGTCTGTATGTGGCTCATCACTTTGGTGCCTGTATAGGGGTTGACACATCGGCTTTGAGATGCAATCATCCGGGGTTGTTAATTTTAACCCTTGTGAAAGGAACAGCTATGAGTGCAATCGACCGTGTTCGACGTACTTTGAGTAGTGGAAAAAAGCTGACAGCGCGTCAGATCACCTCTCGTTATCAGGTATCCAATCCTCATGATGTAATCTATCGTCTTCGTCAGGAGGGGATGCACATCGTTCAGGATAACAATCGATATTCTGTGCCACAGTCATAAGCATACCACTTATTGTGGGGGGAGGGGTCCAGACTACTTATTGGTGTCTGGGCCCCTTTTGTATAAATATACATGTCTACTCAAATTGCGGAGGTTGTATGGTAACCGTAGAGGGTGGTGATGAGGTCTTACAGGAGCAGGTATTTGATGCCTGTTTTTTCTTCATGCGGGAATTGTTTTCCAGTCAGATGATGAAGAACCTGAAGATCAAGATCATCCTCAACGATGATCTATACAAGGAAGAGGACATTTACGGGTACTGTGAGCCAGAGGTGTCATCCAGTCCTCCAAGGAAGTTTGAGATCGCTGTATATACCAAGCAGCGGCCTAGTCGGATCATCTATGATCTGGCTCATGAGATGGTTCATGCCAAGCAGTATGCCACAGGTGAACTGGTGGACCTGATTAATGATGAGACCCGGTGGCATGGTGAACTTATCGACTGTAACACCCATGACAATGTGGAATACTGGGATGCCCCATGGGAATGGGAAGCTCATGGGCGGGGTCACTGTCTCTGGGCAAAGTGGAAACGGCTACGCAAACGGGCCCAGTGGAGAGGTGAGAAGGTTATAGGTAAGCTTTAGACGCATATCAAACCTGCAGAAAAAACATATGACTTTTTGTGCACTGCAAGATAAATACCAGTGAGTTCAAAATTTCATATTCTGGAGGAAAAAATGCTTATCCAAGATTCTGTACTTATTGCTGGTGTAGGCTTTATGGCCGCAGTTGTGATGTACATTGTTGCTGGTGACATGGGCCTTGTTAGTACGTCATATGCTGCTGGTACGACTTATCTAATTTACTAATGTTTTTTGTATAACAAAAAAGGGGGCACTGCCCCCTTTTTTTATCGGCCTTGGCCGCGATACGCTTTGAAGCCTCGACGCTTCTGCTTATTCATAGATGACGTAGAAACACTCGATTTCCTATTTGATTGTGAAGTTTTTTTCACGATAGGAACGTGAGCTGATTTTTCTCTGATTGCCTTCGCCATACCTCTTCCCTTTCCTATTGGTGTATGTTATGGTGATCCTTTCAAGCACGAGGATCGTGAATGCATAGCAACTTCTACACCACTGTTCACAAATATGCAAACTCAATTTTGCTTCGGGGCTTTGATGATAAAGGCAACCGGGTTCAGAATAGAATTCCATATGAGCCACACCTCTATTATCGCCGCAAGGACACTGAAGGACCTTACCGAGACATCTTTGGTAAAAGCGTAGAGCGTATGGACTTCAAGTCCATTAAGAAGGCTCGCACGTTCGTAGAGACCTACAAAGATGTGGACAACATGCAAATCTATGGCATGGATGAGTGGCAGTATGTCTACATCAATGAAAATTATCAGGGAGTGGACCCAGACACCAAGAAAATCAATACGGTGTATTTGGATATTGAGGTGAAGGCTGACGAAGGTTTTCCAGAGCCTGATTTGGCAGAGAAAGAAATTACGGCCATCACCCTTCGCAAGAGAGGTATCATCACGATCTTCGGGTGTGGTGACTATGAGACCCAGAGTGATAAAGAGGTATACTTCAATTGTGATAATGAGAAGGACCTAATCAGCAAGTTTCTTACGATCTGGAAGTCGATGGACATCGACGTGGTCACTGGTTGGAATGTCGATGACTTTGATATGCGCTACATTATCAATCGCATTAAGCGCATTTATGGTGAAGATGATTGTATGGCTTACGTCAAGAAGCTCTCACCGTGGGGTATCGTCAGAGAGACAATCAAGTACTTTGATGGTCAGAAGAAGGTGTACTACTCCGTTTATGGTATTGCCGTGCTCGATTACATGGCATTGTACAAGAAGTTTGTACTAGACCCCAGAGAGAAGTATTCTCTCGAATATATCTCCCAGTTTGAACTGGGCGTGGGTAAGATCGACTATTCAGAGTATGGTAATAATCCGAACGAACTTTACAAACAGAACTATCAACTTTTTATTGAGTACAACGTGCGTGATGTTGATCTGGTGTTCCAGCTTGAGAAGAAGCTTGGTTTGATTGAACTGGCGTTTGCAATCTCCTATGATGCTCTTGTGAATTTTGTAGATGTGTTGGGGTCAGTGAAAATCTGGGATGTGATTATTCATAACAGGCTTATCAAAGACAACGTGGTAGTGCCATTCAAAAAGAAGGTGGTTCAGTCCAACTTTATTGAAGGCGGGTATGTTAAGGAACCGATTCTTGGGTTTCACAGATGGGTCATATCATTTGACTTGAACAGTCTGTATCCACACTTGATCCAACAGTATAATATTGGTGCGGAGACAAAGGGTCGTATTGCGGGTGGTGGTGATCCTGAGATGGAAGTGGCACCGTTTGTTCGCAATACGTTGTTCAATGACCTGCTTCACAATACGATTGATACTAGTGTGCTGGAACGCAATGGCGTCACCATGACACCAAATCAGCAGTTCTATCTGAAGGAACCAGAAAGTTATTTATCTGGTTTGATGCGTCAGATGTATGAGGATCGCAAGGTCTACAATAATCAGAAGAAAGAAGCTGAGTTGGAGAACGAGCGAAATCCTTCTGTTGAGAATGAAGCTCTAGTGTCCCGGTATCATAATATGCAAATGGCTAAGAAGGTTCAATTGAACTCTGCCTATGGTGCCATGGGCAACAAGTTCTTTCGTTGGTTTGATTTGGATAATGCCGAAGCAATTACGAAGGCGGGCCAACTTTCCATTCAGTGGATTGCCAAGCGGCTTAACGAATACCTCAACACCATTCTTAAGACCGACAAGGATTACGTGATCGCCATCGACACAGATTCAGTGTATCTCCAGATGAGTGATTTTGTTGACAGGCTCTTTAGTGACAAGACAGATGTGGAGATCGTTGACATTCTTGATCGGATATGCGAAGAGAAAATTCAGGAGGTCATCAATAAGTCTTTTGAAGAGCTTGCCGCGTTTGTGAATGGTCATCAACGAATGTTCATGAAGCGTGAAGCGATCTCTGATAAGGCAGTGTGGACCGCCAAGAAGCACTATGCCCTAAATGTTATGGACATGGAAGGCGTTCGTTACAAAGAACCGAAGTTGAAGATTGTGGGACTGGAAGCCATCAGGTCATCAACTCCTACAATTTGTAGGTCGAGGCTCAAGGAAACCATTGAATTGATTATGCAGGGCGATGAAAAGTTGGTGCAAGACTTTGTCAAGAAGGTAAAAGATGAGTTCAAGACCACCACATTTGATGAGATGGCATTCCCTCGGAGTGTCAATTTTTATACGATGAGAAAAGGTATTAACGGGCAGGTTGCCAGAGAAACCTATGAAGACCCGGTGCGTATCTATAGAAAGGGATCGCCTATCCAAGTCCGTGGCAGTCTCT